GAAGAAATGCATCGAGAGTCACCAATTTACCCCATTGCCGTCGTGTGCCCGGCAAACTTGACGCTCAACTGGGCCAAAGAGTACGCAAAATGGCTTCCAGAGCGGCGCGTTGCAGTTGTTTCCGGGCGAAAAGAGTTCCCAGAACACGGGACTTACGACGTTGTGGTGGTTGGTTACCCCAATTTGACTGCATGGCAGGCCCAGCTGACTGGTTTAGGCGGCTACGTGTTTGATGAAAGCCACTATCTGAAGACATATGGCGCGCAAAGAACCAAAGCGGCGATCAAAGTCGTTCGCCGGGCCACCAAAGAGACGCCGGTGCTGCTGCTTACCGGCACACCCGTAGCTTCACGCCCGGCAGAATACGTGGCGCAGCTTGATTTATTGGGCCAACTTGACAGTTTCGGTGGTCGATGGGGCTTCTATCGCCGGTACTGCAACGCACATCGCGACAAATTCGGTCAATGGCGGCTCGACGGCCACTCAAATCTGGAAGAACTGAACTCGACGCTGCGTTCAACGTGTTACATCCGGCGAACCAAGGAACAAGTGTTGTCTGAATTGCCGCCAATCTTTGAATCAACGATGTATTTCACGGGATCAGAGCGTGGACAACGGGACTATGACGCTGCTGAGTCCGATCTAGGGGCCTGGCTAGAGCAGAATGGTCGATCAACCAATGCCCCGGAACAGCTCGCACGTATTTCTGTGCTGCGGCGGCTTGCTGCGGAAGCTAAATTGCCGGGTGTCTTTGAGCTTATTGACGAAATGGTCGAGTCCGGGCGCAAAGTAGTGATTGCAGCACACCACCGGGACATTGTCAACGCAATAGCAGCGCGATATGGCGGCCTGAAGATACAAGGCGGCATGTCTGTGGCCGATGTCGAGGAAGCTAAACGTCGATTCCAGGAGAATCCCGTCGAAGATAGCCCGGCAATAGCTCTTTCGATCGAGGCCGCAAAGACCGGGCACACTCTTACAGCGGCTCAGGACATAGTTTTCGTCGAACTCCCGTGGACGCCAGCTGATGTGCAGCAAACATACAGTCGGTTACACCGTATTGGGCAGCGCGGATCAGTCCGGGTGACGTATGCGCTACTTGCGGAGAGCATCGATGAGGATATTCACCGTGCAATCTCTCTAAAAGAGCAAGTTGTTGCCGGGGCAGTAGACGGCGGCGATGTAGTCGAGTCGGTTCGACAGAGAATAGCGAACAGACTTACAGGCCAATCTCTCTCATCTTCGTGATGATCTTGTAGAACTCACGAAACAAGAAAGTCATGTTCGCTTTGTCAATCTGATCCTCTGAAACAACGTCAATGCGCGGCTCAGAGAACACGGGAATACCGAAATCGTCATATGCGAACTCCATGAACCCGTGAACTTGCTCACCCGTGTCCGTATCGAGCCCGTTGAATGCGATTAGCTCTTTGATTCCAGATAACGGACCACGACTTTTGTGTTCTTTCTGCAAGTCACCGGGAACATGAGCATCAAGAAACCGATCTACCTCTGACTTGTCAAGTACTCGAGCCAAAGACTCTGCCATGAAGATGACAAACTTTGGATTCTGCTGCGTAAGGAGTCCGAAAGTCTGTGGAACGTAGTCCAGAGTGTTCTCACCCTTTGTCTCAAGTATGGCAATGTTCGTATCGTCATGTTCATTGAGCCACACCATCATTGGCTGCAGATCCATCGGGCCGTTGTTGCGCCGACAACCGTCAATCTTGGTGTGTTTCAGAACTTCGATGTGTTCTGCCACGAATTCGCTTATGTTCATGAGCTAATCGTTTCGGCAAGAAAGCCAGCACCGTTGCCCTCGGGGTCAGCCATAGGGATAAAGCCTGTTCCGTCTGTGAACACGACCACTACGGCGTAGTCCTCGTACTCAAATTCCCAAGCCAAGTCATCACACTCAGCTTGTGTCATCGGGCGAACTTCTTTTACGGTCTTGCCGACCATAAAGCCGTAATCGCGGCTCACGTACTTGACCTTGTCTGCGTAAGTAGTTGTTTTCATACCACTATTAGAGCCCACACTCATTGGTCAGCGCGTTGAGGATAGCGATACGGTTTCGTGAGTGATCGACATACGACTGGGCCGAAGCGATGATCGCTTGGTTCGGCTTACGCTTGGCCGCCTCACGAGCAATCTGGCGCTCGTAGTGATAAATGTAATCAAAGTGTCGGTTTATCGTTTCCATATGTCAAGAATATCCGGCCCTCATTCGATGGCGCACGTTTATTAGCTGGCCTGATCGCCAGAAGCGCGCTGGTGAATTACCGTTCCCTATATTTGTTGTATGAGCGACACACTTATCACCATCCCAACTCGCAAGTGCTTCCATTGTGGTTGCACAGGCGAGGTCACCGTTACCCATTCGGGCCTGATTGCCTACAACCGCGGCGAATATGCCCAAGTAGCTTTCCCTGAACTCGACAAGACGCTTCGTGAGCAGATCATTTCGGGCACTCACCCTGCTTGTTGGGAATCCATGTTCTCTCTTGACGAAGACGCGCTAGACGATGACGAGGACGCAGAATAGTTTTATGAACAACCTCGCCTCACACTTAGACATAACCTTTTCGCTTGGCAACGTGGCCGATTTCGTGGACTACTGTCAAGATTTCTACGACTTGGATCGCTCTGGTTCGATTTACCCGTTCGCTACTGAAGCCGAGATACAAGTTGCCGTACTCGCTCACGTTAGCGACCCAAACCCATCGTTTCCCTTTGACGGTGACTCGGCAGATAGAGAGTTTGTCCGTGACCGTATTCTGTTTATGCGCAAACTTATTGGTGGCGAGACTGATTGGGTAGTTGCTGTCAATGCTGGACTAATCAGACGCGGCGATAAGGCATGTTTCTAGGTGTATTCTGACTCTATGAGATTGTTTGTTCCGTTTTGGATTTTCGGATTGGCTGTTTTTGCTTCGGCCGCACTAACTATCTACATGTTGCGCGATGACGAGATCGATCTATGAGTGAACCATTTTCTGAGCAGACGTATCTCGTGACTTACCGGGCCGACGATCAGCTTGCCAAGGTAAGCACTATTCGATCAATAACACTTGCCGCTACTACAACCGACGTTGACGATGCTCGCGTTCTCACTGAGAGCGATCTCACCGAAGAGTTCGGAGTCGAAGTAGCAGCACACTTTGTTTTCGTTGACGCTAAGGTAAGCGTATGAACCTAGACGGCCTTAGCGAAGAAGAGCGCGACGAAGTAATCGACCTCTACAACGATGAACAGGACCGGCGAGCTGAAGAATACGTTCTAATGCAAGAGTTCGACAAGAACAAGAGCTAGACCGTCGGCACAATCGCCGGGTGTTGACCATCATCGTCATCGCCGGCCTCACACGTTGGGTTGCTGATCTGGTTGCACAGGCAGCGCACGGTGTTCATAGTTACTCGCAGCAGGGAGTGTCGGCCTCAGCAGCGCACTCTGATCCGATGGCCGCGTAGCCGGCAATATCTACCCAGTGATCTGTTTCGCCGGGTGAGTTGGCAAGTCGAGAGATTTTGAGAAGGATCATCATGGCCGAGATGTCGTGCGGCTGCAGGTTTACAAATCCTCGGACCTGGATTAGCCGGGTGATGTATGAGTCCCAGAGCTCTGAAGTGCAAGCAAAGTCATCTTGGGGCTCACCGTAAGATACGTTTCGTGCCGCAGTGACGGCGTCGAGGGCCGCTTTGAGAACACTCTCCCGATGTGTGATGTCCCGTTGTTCTTCTTGTTTTTTCTTTTTGTTTTTGGCCATGACACAAGACTAGCCCGGCAAAAGATTGGGCGGCAATCAGGGGTCATCTAGACATAGGAGTACACCCCTGATTACCTAGTAGAAAGATTACAAGGGGGTCATCCCTCGGCGCGTGTTACGGCTTCTTGGTTGCTTTACAACGCTTGGCATACTCTGGACCCCACTGACAGGGATCCCATGGCCCGAAGCCTGAGTACTGGTAAAGGACGTAGCCAGCTTTTAGGTTGGTCAATGCGTCAAGCAGGGGTTCTTGGGTACAGATACCCATGTCAGAACATACCCGAGCCCACTTGTTTCGTTGCTTGTTGTAGTTCACCCCGTTGATCTGGAGTAGACCCGTATCCGAACGGTGAGAGTATGTAGAGACACCCGTGATGTTGCAGTTCTCATCCACCGTGTCACCACCACGTCGGTTCGGACAGCCACCTGACTCCCGTAGAATTATTTGACCCAACTGATCCCATGTCTTTTCTGGCCAGCCAGCTTCGGCGGCGAGAGTGGGTAGCCAAGAAATGTCCCCATGCGTAAATACGATAGAAGGGGCAGTGTTTGTTGTGGTTTCTGGAGTTCTGTGCTCGAACACCTCGACGGATTTCTGTGTTGTCCACCCTCTGAGTTCTGGTTCTTGCTGAGTGTTTGGAAGCGCCCAGCTCGTAACGAACATGCCGATGGATAATAGAATTCCGCCTAGTGTGGTATTCAAGTTGTCTCCTGTGGGTAGTGGCCGCGTTTAGTAGGGGGCGGTGCCTGATGGATTGACTAGTATCAATTATAGGGTATTTGGGACCCGATTACCACTACCTTGACTTCAGGTAGCCCACAAGCAAACTATCTGGCTTGATTTAGGTGCGTATCAACGTATGTAACGGGTTCTGCGAGTTTTACCCCAACCAAGTACCCGTCGGTGGTTTTTGTGGCATCTGAGAGCCCCAGAGAGCCCAATAAGAACCCGGCAAGACCTACGTTCCTGTCATGCATCTCAGTAATGGCCTGATCGGACAGCTCACCCAAGGTGTCATCGGTCATTTCCAGGTCATCTAGAAGCCCGGCAAAGAGATTGATAGCGGCCATTTTTAGTTCAGACGTGGTACCTGTGTCGGTGGTCATGGGTGCTAGTCTACTCATCACTATCCCATAACGAAAGGAAGCAATAATGAATTTAGCCCCAGTGACGGTGGTTGGAAACATCACCTCAGACCCGGAACTCGTGTTCCTGCCAAGCGGAGTAGCAAAGTGCTCATTCAGCGTGGCAGTCAATCACATCTGGTATGACGAAGCCAAAGAGAAGCAAGAGAAGACCTCGTTCATCAACGTAATCGCATGGCGTTACCTTGCCGAGAACCTCGCCCGTTCAGCAGAAAAGGGCATTGGTGTCATGGTCTTGGGCCGACTCGAGCAGCGTAGTTGGGATGACAAAGAAACGGGACAGAAGCGATCAACAACAGAGATTGTGGCCGAAGAAATCGGAATTCTGACTCGATCAATCGAAAGTATCGAACGTCGTAAGTCGCAAGGCGCAGGCGGAGAGAAGTCCAGTGCGGCGGCAACCCCTCGCCAGCCACGCCGGGCGGTGTCTGTGGGGGCATCAGAAGAAGAACCCTTCTAAACACCAGTGAACGCCGGGTGACATTGTTTTAGCGACAAGTTTCGACAACATCGCTAACCAACTCACCCGGCTTCACATTTTACCTGCAGGCCGTTAGCTCAGCGGTTAGAGCAGGGCACTCCTAATGCCTTGGCCGTAGGTTCGATCCCTACACGGCCCACTAGATAGGAAGCAATCACTATGGATCTCAAATCATTTATCATTGTTGTAGCCAGCGTGACGTTGCTCTTGATTATGAGTAACAGGCAGCGCAAGTTCAGGAAAGCCAAAGAGAATGCTTATTGGCGTGGATTGATCAACGAACACACAAAGGCTGTAATCAACGAATCAAAGGCCAAGTAAATGAGCGTTGGTATCAACTGCACACCAAGCAGGATTATTGGTTGGTTTACGGACAGCGAGAAGTGCATCATGCATGGGAACACCACTGAGCTGGAAGTTGTCCACAGAAACCTGACGTCGGATCAACTTGACGAGCTCATGGAACTCGGTCTAGCGCGAGCCAATCAGGCCGGCAAGTAAATAAGCTCGCCCGTTTCGGGTTCCGTTACGGCAGTTGTCGAGCATTTCCGACAAGTGAAGTATTCGCGACCTTTATGGGGTTCTGACTGTTCTGAATACTCCCAATCGTGGGTGCATTCGTCTGCTGGTTCTGGCTGGTCGTATGGGTTCTCGTAGGTCATACCGAGAGAATAGCGAGCCCTAATCCACGAACGCACGAGCTCAGTGCGTTGGCCAATGACCCGTCCCTATGATTTATTTATGACAACAAACCCAAATACCCTATTCGCAATCAAGGCCGCATGGACCACATTGGCAAACTTTATGCTCGTGGTGTTCGGTGCGTTCGTAGTTCCAAGCACAGTATTGTTTGTCGCTTGGGC